GGGTGTCTCCTCCCCTCAAAGTAGGAAAGGAAATGGGATCCCTAAACGGGACGGTTTCGAACACTTCCCTAAAGCCGAATTCTTCACCCCGGCAGGACAGTGTTCCCCTGGATTCGGGACGAATCCCCCTCTTATCGAAGAGGATCCGGTTCGTGCGTAGCTGTCGCCACCACGCCATGCAGCTCAACCATGAATCGCTCGACAGATGGGAGTCCACGGATGCTGTCCTTATAGGCGTTCTTTCGAACCTCCTTTAGGATAGCACCCGGGACTCGAATACGATCACCTGGTTCAGTCACCGGTTCTAAAGAAGAAGAGCCGAGCACATGAGCCAGGCCTGGTCTGTAGACGATAGGATCCCCATCCTCAGACCAGCCATCTGCCAGTGGGCCGAAAACACGTCGAGCCCATGTCCTACCATAACGATCCTCCCTCAACTCGAAACCTTGAGCTGAGTGGGGTGTCACATTATACTTCTGGATAAGAGGCCTTAAAGCCTTAGTCCCAGAAATAAGTGACTTTAGATAGGACGCTACATGCAACTGAAACGGTGTCGCATAGACACAGTTCGGGGAGAAGGGGATCAAACCTAAACCCCCATATTCAGGTTGGATAAAAAGATTCCATAAACCTGAACAGGTTGCAACATCCACATCTTCTTTATTGTGGTGCAACCAGCGAGCATGCAGCCTTTCGGGATTTCTCCCGCTCAGGACGGACTCTTTATAGGAGTCCGCCAACGTTACCTCCCCATACCTGGCCTTCCTCACCTTCGATTGTCCAACAAGTAGACCCCAATTAGGTGTAGGAAACCAGTGTACCTCCCCGTTAATCCCGGGAGATATAGGCATATCGCCCAACGAGACCCATCGGGTCTTATCGGACAAATTCGGTATGGGAACCTCCTCCGGCCAATCGGACCACTTTCTCCGTGTACCATTCGGGCTTCGAATGATTGAACTACGGAACACCCCTCCGAAGTAACCTTTCTCACGGATGGTTACAACCTTGACTCCTGCCGCCTCCGAGTAAGACTTATTAAGTTTCACCCGGAAGAGCTGGGAGTTCATGATCGCAACTTCTTCGTGAGTATAGTTCTTTCCAAGGGAGGGTTCGAACCCAGCGAGGTCTCTGTAATGGGACCACAGGTTGTAGAACTCAGCCGACGATATAAAGAACATATCGTCACCGTTAACTCTAACGGGTAGTTCGTCCCGATCACAGGTACGACCAAAATACTCCTCATACGCTGCCCAGAATGTGCACAGATTGATTGCACATAAATGCGGAAAGGAGAGCGGAGACCCCATAAGCTGGCCATTCTCCTGTACTATAGGGGCAATATGGTAATCCTCTGGGTACTCGATATAGTGATTTAAAATCACTCGATCGAGCATCCGTCGGAACCTAGTGTCCCTTAGTACACGAGAGTGCCTCTTACGAGCAGCCTCGATAGAATACATATGCGATACCTCAGTAAACGCAATGTTCACCAGATCCGTAGAAGAGGTGTAATCTATCGATTGGCAAAACAACTTCCGACCTAAAGCCCTCTCGTACAAATAAAAGGATGCCCCAAGCTCGATTACGTCAGCAATGTCGTAACACGATATGGGCCTTCCGACGAGGGAGCATGCACGCCTTAAAGAGACGTGCTTCCATAAGGCCTTTTGCCAACCCTTCACCAACCAGTAGGGAAGGGACTCGCTTTTGGTCACGAGGCGACATTTTAAGGGTTCAATGACCGCCTCAACAACACAATGCAACATATCCGAACCGCGATGGCCCTTTAACCAAGGAATCGTCTTACCATCCTCGGAGAACCACCCGGCAGGTAACGTCTTGACGGGAACGGAGCCCACGAGCCCCCCTCGATAGGGGCCCCTCCGTATTGCTGCAACTTTTCCACGGTGCGTCGAGATCAGGACATCGGAGTGTCCAAGCTCCGAGCCGTACGAGTCCATAGCCTTCAAAAGAAGCTTCCGGGGTTGGACGGGAGGTCCGTAGACCTGCCTCACTTTTCCCGGGAGTATTTCAACCATGGATATAAGGTCCCCCGTACGGGAATGGGTAGAATAATACTTCCCATCGGTCTCTAGGAGGCGGCTAATTCTAGATTGTTGTCCGCCGAGTCTACGCGTTGCTTCGTACGCTGCTCCTGAAGATGGCTCATAGATATTCAAGCCCCCCTCAGATTCGAGAGGTCGCAAGTCTATCCCGAGCCAGAATCGCCGCAAACAGTACGTAAGACGCTTGACTCTTTCCTTAGAGATGTCCGATACCTTCGCAGACTCCTCCAAAGTAGGCGCATGACGACTCAATGCCCTCGCATGTTTGGACATCGTCATCCCTATAAAAGACTTTGGAACCTGAAAACAGGCCTTCTTGACCATAAGAAGGGAGTAGCAGGACCTCGAATCATTAAAGGTCCTGCCGTGGTACTTCATCCGAACCCACTTGCCCAATGGCCCGGTGAATGGAAAGAGCGTCTCCTGAACCCCCCGCAGGGGCCACGGAGGCCGTTGATTCCTTAGACACCACGCCATAGGACAAACCAAAACATGCTTGGTGACGGGCACAAGGTCCTTATCAGGGACCATGTGGAACCAGAAATCGAGAGTCTCCCCCCAACTAGGGCATCGAGACTCACCGAACTGGTCCATAAACCATTCGCAAAGTCCTCGTAAGAGGAATAAGCGATGGAACAGCCCCCACCAACTCACGTTCAGAAGTGAGAAACCAAGGCCTGGTCGGCCTAGTTCCTTCAGCATCGGTCCAAAGAAGTTGTCGTAGGCTTCTGACTGGCAGAGAGGGAGTCCGTCGTATACAGATGCCTCCTCGTCTTCCGCAGTGCGGGAATAAAAATCCTCCACCACGGCTGGCGAGAAGCCACCTTCGACGAACTCCTCATCCGTCAGGTCACGCTTAGGGCACAATGACTTTGCCCAGGTGATGCACAGATCCGTCCATTGAAGTAGTTGAATGGTAGTAATATCGTTCTCCATCTTCAGTGGTGTTTATGA